ACTTATCAAAAATATTTACCAACTATTTCTTTTTACAAGAATTCAATTCAATATCCAAAAATTAATTCAAATAAATTTTATTTAATCAATAAATTCCCAAATAACGAACCCAACATTAATAATATTAATGACGGAAATCAAATTTTAATTGATACAACTATGGCATCAAGTAAAAATATAAAGATTTTAACAACAAATTATTTAAATAACAGTTTATTCTACCCATCTGGTGATTTTAATCTACAGGCTGTAGAATCATCTATTAATTCATTTAGTTCAGGTTTTTATGTTTATGGTATATCATATTACGGAAAAACAGAAAATAACTTAAAAAAAAAAATAATTGAATCAAACATGGGTAATCAATTTAGAATTAATTTAAATTCTAACCAAATAGTACAAATTTCAAATATCCCAATATCAGATAATGCTTATACAATAGGAAGAAGAATTTATAGGACAAAAGCTAATGATACCAAGTTTTTATTATTAGTTGATATTCCTGATAATAGTACAACAAACTTTGTGGATGATATTAATGACGATAAATTAGGATTAGAATATGATTTTAATTCCAATATTAAATATAATTACTTACCAAATCCAAATGATACTGTCACTAAACAATTGGTTCAAATTGTCAAAAAAGGTGAATTATATCAAGTTCAAGATTTAAATGGTCAAATAATTAATTTCCCTATTGGTTTGAATGATGTATCTGAAAGTGAAGGAATAAAAGAAATATATATCGAAGAATTAGAAATTCCTATGGATATTATTAATTACAATGATTTTAAAATTAATACAAATGGAACTGTGGTATTTAAGAATCAATCAGATTTTTCAACAAATTATTTTTATTATTTGGTTAATCCATCTAATTATAAAGATTCTTATAAATTAGCTTATTCAAAATATAGTGCACAATTTCAGTCAAGTACTACCAAACCTAACTTACCATTTAATTATACAGTAATAAATAATTTGGGTAATTTAACTGCAGGAGTTTATACCTATAAAATTAGTTTTTATAACACTAACACATTTACCGAATCATTACCATCATCTGAAGTATTCATAATAGGGGTATTAAACAATGATGAAATAATAATAAATGAATTACCTCCAATATACGATTCTAATTACAATAGTTGGAAATTATATAGAACAGAATCTAATGGTTCAACATTTTATTTAGTCGATATTATAAATCGTCAAAATGTGTTGAGTTATATTGATACTAAGTCAGATGTTAAACTTAAGGAGGGAGATAAATATCAGGAACCATTTTTATATTTGACATCTAAAATTAATAAACAACTAATTAACAAACCAGGAACCATACCTTTGTTAACTAATACAAATCAGGTTGGGAATATTCAACCAGGATTATACAAATATTCGATTACATATTATAATGTAGATATTAATAATGAGGTATCAGAGGAAACCATTGGTTCAAATGCATCACAAATACTCATCACAACTAATACTCAAATCAACATAAACTTACCAATATCATCTGACCAAAGGGTAACCGGTAGAAAAATTTATCGTACGAAATCAAATGAAAATAATTTTTATTTATTAGCAAACATTCCAAACAATATAGATGCAACATATATAGATAATAAACATGATTCTGATTTAGATATTAATAAAACTGTACCCGAATTTAACATGAAAGAAATCAAATATAGCATGTTAAAAATTTCGAATGAAAATATAACTCCAAATCTTAATTCTTTCATTTCTCATTCTACTGACCATAGTTTTGTTAATGATAAAGGAATGTCTGATTTAAATGATTATTTATTTAACAAACCATTTTTAATGATGGTAAATACAGAATCAGATAATATTGATAATGAATTAACATTAAAACAATCGTTCCAAACATCAAATTTATATTTTTATAATATTGATTTTAAGATTAATGATAGTTCAATTATTATGTTAGATGATATTATAGTAAATTATTTGGTACCTTTATCATCTCAAACATTCTTTAAAAAGGAAAATTCAGATAATTATTATCAAGTAAATTTTGAAACAAATAAATTAGATAAAGTAGAAAATTATCAAATATCAAAATTAAATTTCAATCCTGCTTTTGATGAAGTTAATTTAACAAATGTATTCTTAAATTATGGATATTATTCCAACTTCTTAATTGATTTAATGTATGGTAAATTGGATATTGTATTTACTAATAACCCAGATTATAAAACAACAATTGATTTAATTGAGAATACCAATCAATTATATATGGAAATATTTAATAAAGTAATTAATGTAAATTATAATAACAATAGATTATATGGTTCGTCATCAAGATATTATTTAGAAGAGATATATTCATATTCACCTGATTATTTACTTAATAAATTAACTGTTTTGAATGATAAAATGGTTCCTTGGGATTTACTTTCAGATCTACAAAATAATAATAATTATGATTTTATTAAATTTACCCATAATGCAATCAAAATAATAGATGATGAATCTTCTAATTCAGATATTACCAAATTATCATATAAGTCTACAGTAGAAAAAATAAAATTATTGGACCCAGTATATTATTCATATGTATCTGGAATCAAAGTTTCAGATAATTATCAGAAATATTTATGGAATGTAAGTAAATTTTTCATATCCTTTTTAAATTATATCAATGATAATATTGATTATTTAAATTATTCAAATCCAAATAATTATCAAGAAGAATTCTTATCATCACAAGAAATTCAACAACATAAATACAATAATTTTTATGATTATAATGACCAGACAGTAATTGATTTATTACATCCAATGATTGATAATAATATTCATCAAATTAATGTGATTGAAGATGATAAAATAACTAAGATAACAGATTTTAAATTAAATGTTGATTACGATGGAAATAAATTAAATATCAATCAGATAGCAACCAATCCTGATAATAATGAATATGCAACATGTAAACTTGAAAACAAATATAACGATTCTTTGATAAAAACACAAGTTAAAAATGAATTCACACCTGATAAATTTAATTATTTAGGTATCATAAATATTAATTCTAATGGAGAATTCGTCTTTAATGATTCTTTTGTTTTAGATGAAAATTCTAAAAAATTTACCTATTATCAATTGGATGATAAAGATATTTATAGAGCATGTTATAAAAATCCAATGAATATGTACAACATTGATTCTAAATTAAAAGACCAGAATGTGATAAATCCAATTGAATTAATAATCAATTCAGAAAATGATAATTTATTGGAATTAACTAATTTTTCAACCAATCAATATCTGTATGTTGTTAACATTAAATTTAAAAATAAATTGGATGATATTTACAAAAATCAAATTTATGATGTAATTGGTTTGATAGATATTAACGTAACCGCAATTAAAGTTATTTTTGATAATGATTCAGGAGCTAAAGTATATTTGCAAAGTAATTTATCATCAATTAATTTTGTCAATAAATACCTAGTTTATGTAGAACCTGTCTCGTTAACTGTACCACCCAATATATCTTGGACCTATATTGATAATGAAATTATTTCTTGGTCTATTCAAACTTACAAAAAATATAATTTTTTTACATCCAATTCATCAGATGGTATTTTTGAATTAAATAGTAAATTCTATACTGATAGTCATAAATTAACTATTAATGGTATTAGTGGATATAATGGGACTTACTATTATTTTTCGGATGACCAACTTAAATTAGATTATCCAGTCATTAATATTGATGATAATAAAAAAACTAGTGATCCAGTAGAAATAAATAAATATTTAATCGAGAATAAAAAATTATATTATGGAACTGAAATTCTTGAAGAAGAAAAATGGGTATTAGTAATAACACAACAACAACTTGACTATTATATTCAAGAAAAATTAATTAATGAAAATTTTAATGATAATAATTATCAATATTATGAAATCTATATTAATGGTAAATTAAATTCACCTCAATGGGTTGTTTTATTTAAAGATTATATTATATTAAAATCATCTAATCAGACATATAATAAAGCACTTGTATTTATTAATTATAAATTTGAGGTAGAAGTAGTCAAATATTTCGAAAATGTGATTGATGCAAATGAAGGTAAAACTACTGATACAGTAATTAATGGTCAATATATTATAGAAAATAAAATGTTATATTTGGGAGTCAATTCAGTATGGGAAAAAATAAAATCTGGTAAATATTATATTAAATCAAAACAAACATCATATGATTCAAAATATATGTTTATCAATCCATTTGAAAATTTATCTCATTTTATTTCCCCATTTAATAAATCAATAAATAATTTACCAAACAAAAATGAATATGTTGAAATCAAGAGACCTTCCATGAACATTGAAAATAATTATATTTATTCATATTATAAAAATTATGATTTTACCAAAAATATATCTCAACTAGATGATGATTGTTATACATTATTAATTGATTTATCGACAACTCCAAATAGACATTTTATGTTAAAAATAAAGGATGTAATAAATAAACAAATACCTCGAGGAAATTATCAATGCTGGGTTATTACAACTTCTGAACTTAATATGTTATCTTATTCTGTAAATAATGTTATTGTCCAGGATTATGTAGTTAAAAACATTTCAGGAATACCAGAATATAGTTATTATTTAATTAAAAGTGGAGAAAATAGTTGTATATATTATTATCAAGAAGGAACAACTATGGAACCATGTATATCAGAACCAATTAATTACTATCCAATACAAAATGCAAATATATCTGAAATTTACTTAATTGATAATGGTTTATTTAATAAGGATGCTAATCAATTAGTAAAAATATCATATTTAAAAAATGGTGTTGAAAGTTTCATTAGTAAAAAAATATTAAAAGGTGATGGACAATCAGATTTTAAATTAAATGATCCTAATGGATTAAGTTATGATTCAGAATATGTGGTAGACCAATATCAGGTAAAATATTCTTCTGATTCAGTTGTAAGTATCAATGGTGATAATGAATTTATTTATGATATGATTTTAAAATCAAAATCAACCAATAGAACATTTTTATACCCAATATTTATTAAATATTATGAACCGGTTACTCTTCCTGATATTTGTTATAGAATTGATGAATCCACATGGGAATTAGTGAATCCTTCAAGTAATTTAGGTGTAGAATACAAGGGTTATTTAATACCAATTAATTCAGACAATATAATTTTTGGTGAACCAAATAATTCAACTTTTATGAATGATTTTTATTTTGCTAAAATAAGTAAAACTGCAGGTTATAAATACTACTCACTTACTCCATTCTTAGAAGTTATTGGTTTGGATGATAATTATGATATGTTGGTTATAAAGAAGGGTTATGATTTAGGTGTAACTAATTACAAATTTACTGCATTTAAAATTCAAATTATAACATCAGATAATAAATATTATAATATTTACATTAGACTATTCGTTACATCAAATTCTATTACATCTTTGATACCCGAATATTTATCAGTATTAACTGATCCAGTTAATAAAATTTCTGTAAAACTCCCTATTTATTCAGATCAAAATGGCGATGTTACAATACCAAATTTAGCTTTAACCCATACAATTTTATCAGATTATCCAACAATTATGAAAACAGATGGGAACGATTTTGTACTTGTAAAGAATGATATTGAAAGAGCAATAAATTATAACTATTGGGTTACAACCAGACACTTAGATATTATCAATTACAATCATCAAGTAAAACAACTTAATTTCAACTCAATCATAAATACTAAACCATCGGTAGAGTTATGGTCTAATATAAATACAACTTTAATCGATATAAAAACCCAAACTAATGTTTACAACAATGCAAAAATTTTCATTGTATCTTATAAAAATAAAAATTTAGGTAAACAAATGTATGCATTTACTAAATCCGAATTTGATAGTGTTATTGGTAGTATTGGAAATACATTTAGTGATTCAGTATCTTTATTTTTTTCTATTTATAATCCAACTTTTGTATGTAATCATATTAATTTAATTCAGAAAGATGACACTAATTTTGAAATTCAATATTATGATAAACTATTTTTAGAGATGGGAGAAATCATTATGATTGAAAACAATTATTTTTATGTGGATGGTTTAAATGTTTTTGGAGATAAATATGAATTAAAATTAATACGAACTCTTGGAACTATTACTAAATTTATATATAATGGATACTACACTTTCGGCAATTATTTAAGTAAAGAAAACAGAAGAATTCCAGAATTAAATTATCAAAATGTGGCAAAATATTACAATACTAAGAAATTAAATCCAGGTGATATTTACTTTAATAATCAAGAACAGACAATAAATATTTGTAATCAATCAATTGAAATGTCAAATATATCAATTTTTGATGATTTAAGTCTTAAGATAAAGTTATTATATAATTCTGGTAATTTATATATGTTTGATAATTTTGTCAAGTTAAAACTATTGGATAGGATTGTTTATTACGACCCAGCCGATAAAACAAATCATATTTATCAAATTAAAAATTTGAGAGATGGACAAGTTTATTTGAATAAAGAATTTAATCATGTTGTTTCAAATAATTCTTATCTGGAATTTATTTTACCATACCAACCTTTTGAAACCAAATATATTCATTTTGATGCAAATGGTTCCATTTTATCTTCAACTATATCAGACAATAAAACTATATTATTAGACAATCAAGACAATTCATCATGTTTCATTGTTACCAATAATAAAATCAATCATAACTTCCCAACTAATACCTGGGTTTGGTGTAGAATTTGGAATACAGATTATGTGTCTTCATTTGAAAATTCAATGTATATACCAAATAATATTAGTTTGAATAATATTAATTTTAATGATAATTTCCCAATTGAAATCAAAACAACTTACGATTCAACAACGAATGAATTCAAGATAACAAATTATAACAATACTTTAATTTCATCTAAATTTGCATTTTATTATTTACAACCAGTACAACTTGCTGGTACATTTAATTATATAATTAGTATTAAAACAATTGGTAATGAACAATATTTGAAATTAGCAAATGAAATTAATATAAAAAATAGTATCAACAATGTTGACATTAAATTTTCTCCAATTTATTCGACAGAATATGAATATTATTCCAACCTAAAAATTAAATATAACTTTGGAATCCAATCACATGATTATAATAAATTAAGTGCAGGTAAAGAAATTAATGTGGTAAGATATGCACTTAAAAATGATAATTTAATATTTATCCAGACATTGAATTCAAATAATGCACCATTAACATTTATTTATGGAAAATCTATTCGTGAAAATGAAATATTAAATAATATAGGTAATGCATCAAAATATGAAAACATTTATTTTTATAATTACATGAAATTAAATGATAATGGAACCATCAGTAATCTTGATACATTATACTGGTCATATCATTTACTTATTGAAACAGTTGTAAATGAATTTGATTACGTCCATTTAGTAAAATATGTATATCCCAACAATATAAAACTATACACTAATAAAATAAAATTATGGGCTGCATCATATTTCCAACTTAATAAAGTTATTCCAGTTAAAGTTTCTCCATTATTGGAAATAATTTATGAAAATATTAAATTGATTGAATCTAAAAAAATTTTGGACCTAAATTATAATCAAGTTCAAATAGTAAAAAATTATAATATTAAATTAATTGGTGTTCCTCAAATTCAAAATGAAATGTATAAACAAAAAATTAGTTTTATTACTGATAGTGTAAATACTAATATTTATCAAAAAGTATACTTGGATGAAAAATTAAGTCAAGATTATTTAATTGAATATGTGGATTCAAATTATTATATTATATCTAAAAATTATTTGGGTAATAGTTATACTAGCATTTATACAGTGAATAATAATTACTTAACTAGTGCTCAAAGAAATAAGACTATTAAAAACAAGAATTTTAAAGATAATCAAATTGAATATTTTATTGATACAGATATTATTGATTATGAATTTTTAACACATCCTATTAAAATTTCAAAAATAAATCCAGAAGAATTTGACTATAAATATAAACTACAAGATGATTCTAATAATTTTAATCTGAATGAAAGAATTGATTATAGAGTATCTGGTTATAGTGGAAAAATACAGTCAATTAATAATTCAAATAGAACAATATCATTAACTGCTGCATATGATGATGATACTTTAGAAATATCAAAAGATTATGTTGATATTCCATTAATTATTTATAATAGTTTGGATACTAGTATAGCATTTAACCCATCAACCGTATTTAATGATGTCAAACAGTTGAAGATGAAATTGCTAACAAACAGTGTTATTAAAGATTATGATATATATAATTATTTGAAACCTTGGAAATCATGGTCTATACTAAATGCTATTAATAAAGTACCTAAACTTAAAGAATTAGTTAATGATGGATATGTTGGATGGGATAGTATAAATGAAAAACCAATATTTAATAAAACAATCAATGGACAATATTTGACTAATGATGAATTAAATAGATTGAATGCATTCATTTCAAGTATCAATCAAAGTGACAAAGCCAAAACTAACTATTTATTAATGAAAGACCAAATAGAAAAATACATATTGGATAATGTTATAATATGGTTAAATAATCCAACATTTTTCTTAAATGCTAAATCGAATATTGATATATTTTTGGCAAATAGTCCTTTTGAGATTGAATTTGATGGTACTAACATTATATTCTTAAATGATCCTAAACCTACTTACATTAATATTAATGGAGTTAATGAAATAGCATCCTATTTAACTAACGAATTTACTTATGACAGTTTAAATAATACAGTAAGAAGAACTAATCAATCATTTAACAAAATTGAAAATCAACTTGTCAACTGGATAAATAAAGTAAATTCCAATGATATGATGGAAAGAAGTTATGGTACATCTATTCATCAGTTATTAAGATATTTAACCAAACTAGGCGATGATTTAAATAATTTAATGAAATATTTAGTTCAACCTTTTGTAGATGTACCGCAATATGTATACAATAACCCAATAAAGTTTTTAATAAATAAAGTTTGGGAAAAATATAACGACCAAGGAAATTTAAACTTATTGGATAAAGAATTTAATACAGATTTAAGTGTGGTGTATGATTTTACAAAAACAAGTAACACTTATTCAAGTATAAATTATTTGCAAAATTTAAACATTGCTTATACTGGTTTATTTAGTATGAATTGGTATAACTATTTTAATCATAATATTAATGAAGATATTGCATATTTTAAAATATATGAAAACTTACCTTATAGTGTTTATTCTATAGATACAGAACCAAAACTAATGATTAATCCGTTATTCCCCTATAAAATTAATTTCTCAAACAAGCAAGTAAAATCAAATTCAACTTATGGTATTAATTTCTTGAATGGTCAAACTGTATCATCTGATATTAAAATTTCTCAACCCAATAAAAATCCAGACCAATTAACTTTTAATTCAGAATATAATATTAAACCTGATGAATTTTTAGTGGTAAATGAAACTTCTGAATATAAGATTACAGAATCAATTTTAAGAGGGAAATTATACAAATTGAAGTTTAATTTGGAAGAGCCGAATAGTCAAAATTATATTGATAAAGTTAACTTTAGAGGTTTTGAATTAACTGTTATTAATAATAATTTGCCAGATGGTTTAAGAATTTTAATTCCATTTGATATTAATTATAATCAAGTAGAACAAAATGATTTATTTGAACTGGTTAATTTGGTATCAATTAAGACACTTAAAACCAAAGACAAAAAACAATATTTGGAGTTTTATAATTCAAAATTTAATTATATTAGCGGACAATCCATGATTAGAACATCAACACACTTGTACATTTTACAAAAAGATAATTTGGGTTATTATGTGTTAGGAGATGATATATCATCCAGAGATGCTGAAATTATAACCACCATAAATCCTTCCCATATAGAATATTTATACCGTATTTTGATTCAATATAAAACAGACCCCATTTTTGAAGAAAAAGGACCTAGACCAGATACAATCAATCCAATAGTACCATTAGAATTTAAAATAATAAGTAATCCAGATGAGAAAACTAATAACATTGAAACAGTACAACCTCATAGTATATACAAATTAGGTGATGATAATTTAATTTTTTATTACACAGATGAAGAATATAATGATAAAATTAAAAATTTAACTTGGGACAAAATTATTCAGAATAAAAAAATGGACCAAGATGTCATAAATAGAATATCTAATATTACTTTTGGAGGTGAATATTTGTATTATGCTACCATTAACTTACCATTAACTACAATGAATGAATCAACTGAAATGACTGAAATTTTCATCTATAACTCCAACCTTAATTCAAATCCTAATGACACAATTGATACAGATAATGGAATTTATCAACCTGTTGCAATAGATTTGAAATCAGTATCCGAATATAAAATTAATCATCAAGATGATAGTACATATTTTGCAATTGAAAGACCGTTAAATCAGACTGATTTACTATCTGGTTATAAATTTATCCAGAAAAATTGGTGGAAAATAGTAAAATATGTTATAACTGGTTCACAATGTTCTATTGAATATCCAAATAATTTTGTTTTAAGTACTGGTGATAAATTTTACTACAAGTTTGGTAATCAAGTAATAGATAGAAATAGTTTTATTTCAAGTTCTGGACAATTAATTTTTGAATTGGCTGACATAACAATTTCTGGAGAACAAATATTTGCCCAATATTATATTGAAAATGAGGAGAACATTATTTTAATTCCTGACCAGAATAAAAGTGTAACAATTACATTTGATTATCCATACCAATATGACCAAAATATTAATTTCTACATGATACCTTATACTGGTTATGGTAAAGAATTTGATAATAATCTATACAAGTTAAAAACATTTGAAACTACTATTAAATCTAATGGATTTGAATCTGGATATGAAGGTACTATAGATGGTCCAGACCAAATAATTTTATATTCAGATGGACAAGTTTTTGTTGGTAAAATATTTGACAAATATTTTGAAAACGGTGATGTGTATTACATAATTTCATTGGCTGAACAAATTGATACCACCAAAACATTCACTTATAATTTGAAAGATAATATAGTTAAAAAAGTAAAACAAATTAGTTATTATCAAGAAACTTTATTATTTGGTTCATTTATTAAACAGGAAGAATTACATAAGATTAAAATATTTACTGATGACACAATAAATTCATATCAACTATCAGCACAACATTATCTAAGTGAAAAAGCCAACAGATTTTATTTAGTATCATATTCAGATTTTACAGTTACTAATTTGTTCAATAATTATGAATTTGTACAAAATAATGAAATGAAAAAACAAATCACTTATCAGTATATTGACCAAGGTCCAATAATAGAAGCCCCTAATTGGAAACGGGTTAATAAATTATTTGAATACATTAGATTTTATTTTAATGATCAATTGATGGAACAATTAAATGAAGATGTTTATAAGATACATTATTTCCTATACTGTAATGAAGAAACAAGAAGAAAATCTGACAATATGACTAAATTTAGATTTAATGATCAAGCTAATAAGTGGGAATTATATTTACCTTTAATATTTTGGTTCGCAGGTAAACCAGGATTATCTATCCCAACTGTTGCTTTACCTCATACAGAATTAAGACTAGAATATAAATTAAATAATATAGCACATGTATTAAATAATGATTTATCAGGAAACTTTGCATTCAGTAAGAAACCACATGTTAAAATTTCACTAGTTTCTGATTTTATTTTGTTAGATACCCTAGAAAGAAAATTATTTGGTTCATATTCTCATGAATATATTGTAGACAGATATAAAACATATTCAAATAATCATGTTAACAAAGAAACTGTTGTATTAAATAAAAGATTTGAAGGTTTAATTAAAGATATTCATATGGTTACCCATCCAATAAATCACCCAGATTTGAACTATATCCCAGTCTATCAAAATAATTATGATGTAAGATACCAACATTATGTAACAGCCAAAAATTATTACAATTTATATATTCAAAATAACGAAGTTTATACATCAGTAGACCAACAAAATTATTCCAGAGATTTTGAAATAATATATGCTAATAACAACGAATTCAATCAATACCAAACATCCATAGATAAGACTAAATCTGTAAGAATTAATAAATTAATTAGTTGGTTCAGTTACTTGGATGATTGGTCTGATGATTTGTTAAAATTCTTAATGTATTATGAGGATTATTTCTTATCAGCTTTCAAAGATAAAGATAGTAAAAGATATACAATATTAACCTATTACCTGACATTCATGTATTCAAACAAGAAAACTGTAAAAGAAATATCCCCAATTGATTACATCACAATAAGAGCTATTGGTACTGATTTATTTGCCCAAAGAGATTGGTCATATTACAATAGTGTGATACCATATCAAAAATTCAAGAATTCATTACCTACTGGGATGTACACTTATTCATTCTCCTTATATCCAACCGAAGACCAACCATCAGGGCATTTGAATTTTACTAATTTTGATGATATTGTGGTTAAGGTTATATCAAATCCTTTAGTAACTGATGCAACTAATCCAGAACCATACATCATTAATTTTGTAGTAAAAGAGTACAACATATTAAGAATAATGAGTGGAATTGGTGGATTAGCATGGATTACATAAACTATTATATAATTATTTAATAACTAATACAAAATTATTTATTAAATAATAAAAAACTAGATGTTGAAACCTAAACCACCAATACCATTTGATGTTCTAAATAGATTATATTGGATTGCATAACATTTTAATGATACTGGGTTTTGATAATTAATTACATTATTCATATTAAATTGTAAATAAGCATCATCTATTTTGCTAAAATTCATTGAACCTGAAGGTTGTAAATCTCTTGGGTTTAGTGAAAATGAGTACATATAGATACCCTTTTGATTATTGATAAAATTATTTTGATATTTTTGTATTAGTGTATAAAATTGTGATGAATCTAAATCCATTCTATTAACTGAATTAATTATAACTAAATTTTTATTAATGATATTTTCTTCAGTTGTGGTATAAGGATAAGTGGTATAATTAAATTGATTATTAGAACTTTGATTTGCTAATAAAAGTCCTCTCCAAACTATTAATTTAACTGGATTTACTAGAGGTAGTTTATAGATAACATTAGCAGAATATGATATTTGTTCTGGTAAGCTTTGAACAATCGGAATTAAATATTCATGGGAGTTATTCATAAATTTGCTCCTTTCAAAGTTATCCAAATAAATATAATTAACCAATAAATAAGCATTAATTAATGATGGTTTATTAAATTTAAAATAATCTTCATCCTTGACCACCACAGTCTTAGGTTTGATATAGACTTCAAATTTTGATTTTTCACCAATTAATTTGTATTTGGGGTCATTAGTTTCAGTTGGTACACTAAATTTACCTTTTATTGGATTATAATATATTCTTTGATTAATGGAATCAAAATAAATAAATTCTCCAATAACTTTATTATTTTGATAAATTTGATAGAACTTTTCACCTGGTTGATATACACAATAATTATTAGTCACAGTTATAAAATAGCTAGGTGATAATTTGTAACATAAATCAATATCGTTGAATTCCACATGTATTTTAATATCGTTATGAGCTAATGCAATTAAAGGGATGGTTAACCCTGTATCCTGACAAAACCAAAATGAAAACGGCACATATAATATTCTAGATGGTTTAGTTTGAGACCATGATGTCAATTCAGGAATATTTCCAATCATTTGGTCATAAGATTTTTTTAATCCCATACTTACAGTCATTTCATACCATATATTTAACCAATCGCCATAATGTCTATCAATGATTGTACCACCAATTTCAACTTCAACAAAGTTAATTAGTGCTAATCCAATTTTTTCAACCCAAGCAAATTGTTTAACATTACTAGAACTATTAGAAAAATTTTCCATTTGGATGGGTGGGAGTTCCACATATAAATATGACATTCCAAGTAAATCAGCATTTTTACCAATATTTACAGTACATCTTCTACCAAAATCAGGTGTTGTTTTAAAGTATTGCGGTGTTGGTTCGATGGAATAATTAGTATGTCTTTTGTAGGCCATTTTAAAAAATGTTATTTCTGGTTGTGCAGATAAATAAATATTCTCTTTACCAACCGAAACTAAAATTAATAGTCCTAATCCCATTATACTTGATTTAGAAAATCGATCTTTAAATAATAATTAATATTATATAAAATTATTAATTATTAAATTAATTTAATTTAAAATCTGATGCCAACAGATTTAGGGTCAACTTTTTCAGCCTTGTATTCGGGTTCTTCGGGGGTTTCCTTCTTGACGGCTTCAGCAATAGATTTGATGATGCTGATTAAGTCGGATTGTTTCTTGGAAACACGTTCGAGGTACTTCTTCTTGGCGTCAACAAAGTTCTTGAGGTGGTTAAGGTCTAAGACGGAAGAGTTGTCCTTTTGGCCGTAAACTTCAACTAATTTGGCATATTGTTCGGTGTATAAAATAGCCTTGTTTAATTTTTGTTCAGCATCCTTGAGTTTTTCAATTTCGGCTCTGATTAATTTATCATCGCGTTCATCGATGGTCTTCTTGTGTTGTTTGAGTCTGTTGAGGAGACCATTGTAGTGTTGTTCAAGGAGAGACCAGGTTTGTTTGTTAACTTTTTCAACTCTTTCTTGGGCAAGTTCAAGAGCATCAGCACCACCCTTTAAGGTCCAAGAAGCAGAGTAACCGTATAATCCGGGCATGCCAACTGATAATTTGATACCATCAGTAGAAGCTCTGATAGCTTGACCTAATCTTTCAGTGGCAACAACACCGAAGGGGTCGACTTCCATTCTGGGTCTGATACCAAACTTGTATAATCTGGATTCACGGAAAGCATCTTGGTTGACGCTGGCAGAAGGTTTAAGACCACCTCTGTAGTTCTTGTTTAAGAGAGCAGGGTTATTGTTTAACTTGTTAACAAGCATTCTAAGGTAACCAATTAATTTTTCGTTACCAATGATAGCCTTGTATTCAGCTTCAGTTAAGGTAGCAGGGACAGCCTTGGTTTGTTCTAATAAGGAGTTAGTCCAGTCTTCAACGGACATGACTTTGACTAATTGTTGACCAGCTTCATCATCCCAAATTTTTTGGAAGTTGAATTGGAAGGCCTTGAGGGTGTGTTCAATCATGGAAGGGTGCATGTTGTCAACTTCTTTGACAGCGTTAGCCCAGAAATCGTATGATTGTAAGAAGTTCTTGCATTGAGTAGCATCTTTACCACCTAAGCAATCACGTAAGTAATCGGCACAAGTGACGTTTTGGGCAGTACCAGAAGCATCCTTGTAGGTACCTTTTTGTTCGGCACCAGTGGTCATGCATTTGTTATCAACTTTGAGAGCAGCTTGCATCTTGGATTTAGATAAAGGAACCATATTATCACCTTCTCTAACCATGAGAGTACCATCAAGTTCACGAACGAAAACTTGTTGGCTGGTTGGGGGAACAGAGTCAGTCCACATGGCAGGGACACGAGGAGCAACGGGAACGACGCTTTCTTCAGCAGCCTTTAAGAACATCTTAACAAAGTAGTCATCATATTTGTAGCCGAATTCTCTGGCGGTATCATTGTCAGAAAGCATTTTAAGTAATGCTGTGTATACGGCAGTAATATCAGTAGCTTTGGTACCAGAAGCAACAGTAGCATCTGGTAATGCGGTTTTATTATTAAATAAGTTTATAAATGTATTTCTGTATAAAGAGTTAGCTTTAATTTTAGTTATTAATTCTGCACGTGCTTCATCTGCTTCACCAGCTGTTGCGTTGTTCCAGGCTGTGGTGGCATAAACAAGAGGATCTAAATCATGTTCAAAAACTCCTTGAGCTTGTTTGTCAACAGTACTCACATCAGCAATAACAATGTTATTAGTTAAATTTTTAACAATATCATCTAAACTTTTAAATTTAATAGCATCAACTTTTGATAAGTCAGTATTATTTTTTAAGAAATCATTACCAGAACCAGAACCATCAGAAGTACTAAACTCTGCAATAGCAGATAAGACAGCAGAAATAAATTCTTCGACTGAACCAGGTTTTAAGCTAGCATTGGCTAAGCTCTTGACAATATCTAATTGAGCTCTGTCAGTAACAGTTTTATTAGATAATCTCTTTGCTAATTGGTAAACAAATTGTTTGTATTCAGAATGAACAGCATCATCAAAAGCATCATCTTTCTTAATGTAAAATCTGTTTTGCATACCTAAGCTTTTTCCAGACATTTTGACAGAAACAGTAGTATGGGCACCAGAACCTCTGGCTTTATCAGATTGGTCTTGGATATCATTTAAGAATAAGGCGACACGTTTATCGTCAGCTCTGCCAAATAAAGGAATGTATTTATCGAATCTTTTTCCAGACATTAAATATATATTATACTATAGAAAAAAATTTTGGTTCAAAAAAATTTCTAAATATTTTTTAGAAAAATAAAAAATTATTTTTATCTGAGTTAATATAATGTTGTGTGAAAAGTGTTTAGGAATACCTATTTGGGTTTGGTTAATTGTTATTAGTATTGTTGTCTTTAGTTGTTACAAAACAACTGAAAAGTTTGCCAATGCTGAATCTGAAAATAATCAAGTTGAATTATCTCAAGAATCATCTAACTCCCAATTTCAAATTAAATTAAAGGTTTATAATTTTACTGCTCCTTCCTGGTGCGGATATTCAAGAGGTTTTATGGATACCTGGAATCAATTTGCTCAAGTAGTTAAATCCAAATATCCCAATGCTGAAGCTATTACTCTAGAATTCAAAGATAGAGATAATACCCCTCAAGAAAACTTAAAATTAGCCGATGAATTTGGTATCAGAGGATACCCCACAGTTATGTTCGAAGTTTTAGGTGGCAATAAACCAGAAATAATTGAATATAATGGTGCACGTTCTGTCGAAGCATTAGAAGAAGCTGTTAAAACTATTCTCAGCAAAAAATAAAAATATTTAAATTATTTTATTAGAACCTTTCTTAAGTTCCTCATAAAATTCTAACTGTTTTATCCTATTTTTATCAAAAGGTCCAAAACCTTTCATTGCCCCAATCCAGGTTCCACCAATACATCCAGTAGTATCGTTATCTCCAGGATGAATACATACCTCGGTCATAAATGTTTCAAACGAATAGTCCACATTATCTAAATCAATTGTTTTGGAATCGGGGGTATACATTGATATTAATAAACAATCATAAGCAAATATACAACCATCCAAACCGGTTCTTCCAATGTGGTCCATATGCCAATTTAATTCTTTTAAGCTTTGTCCTTTGATAACCATAGCTTTAATTTTAGGATTGGGGAAAAATCCCATCAAATATTCAATTCTATTTTCTGGATAAATAAAATTTTCCAAATTATTTTTATATTTTAATTTGGATATTCTTGTTTCTCGATATCTTTTCCAATAGCCCATATATTCATCCAAATCTTCTAAATTATGGTCTTTGGATTTTGGATAGTATTTATGAATTATTTTATCTGTGTATAATTTAATTAATTCATCAGCCCATCTCCAAGCTGGAATATCTTGCATGGCAAACGCAGTAAATACTGCTGTAACCATTCCACCTAAAAATCCCAAATAATAATTATGAGTTAATCTTGAAGCAATTATAGATTCTTCAATCACTTTTTCGATATTTTTGTACCAAACTAATCCGATAGGTCCGGTTCTCATAGCAGCACCATTACCTCCCATATTTGTTTGTACCGGTAAAGTATCTAGGGTAGCACCTCTTTTTAATAACTTTAATGTATCAATTGTATTATTACCTGACATTCTTTTACCATCAATAATTAAATCATAATAATCCAAATATGCTTTGCGATAGTTAGATTCACCACCACCTTTTGCTATACCATCAATTGTTGCCAAAATCATAATGGTATCATCAGATGAATTCCAATCTTTAATGTTAATGTGAGAAGGACCACCCAATACTAAAAAATTATGTAATAAAGTATGCCAAACACTTGAAAATTTTTTTAGTGAATCAATTTCTAAGGTATAATTAAATTCCCAATGTCCATTTTTAAATCCAAGGGTTTCAAAGTATGATGCTAACATTAGACTTGCCTCAATTCTTTCAGCGTTTTTAACCATATTATAATCTTGTAAGAAAATAATATCTTTAAATTATATCTTTGATTAATAAACCTAACTAAAATATAAAAACTATTTAAACCATATTTTATATATAAATATTATATAGTTGAATGTCAAAAATTGAAATCAGTTTTGATAGTATAAAATATAACCTTTATGAAATCCTTAATGTACCAACAGATTCTGATGAAAGTAAAATTAAAAAAAATTTTATGAAATTAATTAAAAATTTCCATCCTGATAAAAATTCTGATTTAGAAGAGGAAATATATTATCATATTGTTTTAGCAAATCAAATTTTGTTAAATAAAGAATCAAGAAAAAAATATGACGAATTCTTATTAGGAAAAGCAGATACTTTTAATGAACTTAAGGATTCATTTGGTAAATCAATCAAAGATATTGAACATTTATTCCCAGCTAAGGATGAAAGTAAAGGATTGTTTGATAATAAAATTCAAGAATTAAATAAAAAACATGGATTCGACCAAGCTCTTGAAAAAGAATCTGTTATGGATAGATTTAATAAAGTTAAAAATAAGAGAGAAACAGACGAAATTAAAATAGAGAAAGAAAATTTCAAAACAATTAATGAATTTAATGATAAATTTAATTCACATAAATCCGAAGGAGGCAAGTTTAGAGACCAAATAGTTGAGTTTAAAGGAGCTCCCTCCGAGTTGTCAACTTATGTAGCAGGTGAACATTATACCAGTTTAGGTGATTTAGATAAATTATATGTGGAAGATTCAGTACAAAGTGCAAAATATTCAAGTTTAGATAGGGCATTTATGTTACAACCAACAACAGGAGTTGCAAATGAAAATAAATCATTTGAAGAAAGAATGAAAGAATATAGGAATCAAACTGATAATATTAAAAATATGAAACCTACTGAATTTTCTACTAAAAAGTTTGACGAATGGTAATTTATTTTTGGGTTTGATTTTGTTCAGGTTCTTCGTTTACTTTAGTATTTGTATTTTGATTATCTGAATTATTTGTTTGTGGTTCTGAATCAATTATGTTTTCTTCATTTGTTATATCATTTTTAGTTATCGTTTCGGTAGGAGGGATAATTGGTTTAGGTATTTTTTCCAAATATTCTTTGGCAGGGTCAATACCCATTTTAATAATTTTTTTCTTTTTTTCCACATCTAAATTAAAATTAGTAAATTCTTGTACATTATTTAATATTTCGATGACTTTATAGTTTGTATTTGATTCAGGACAATCTTTTCGGGAAATTGTATCAGCCAAAATACTAAAACATCCTTGAATAAGTGTAATAATATTTTTCATTTGATTACAACAACTATTTTTAATGTATAATCCCAATGTGGTTTCCGGATTACAATGATTTATTGGAAAATTATTAACTAAAGCACCGTCAACATAAAAATCAGATTCAAATTCAACCGGCATAAAAACAACAGGAACAGATATTGATATTCTTACCGCTGTTAGAACAGACATTTTTGGATAATTTATATAATTAAAAACAGCTTCAATACCTTTTGAAAAGTTCGTTCCAATCACAGTTAATTTTTTATTTGTTAATTTATAATGTTCTTCAAAAGTGATGTCATCTAAATTATATTTTTCTTTTAGGAATTTATTAATCATATACATTAATTTATCCGAAGAAATAATACCATATTTTCCCAATAAGTTTTCAATGCAAACATCTGGTTCTAACATTTTAAAATTAAAATCAAGTATAAAATCCTGAATCTCTTCTATAGAGTATCCAAGAGATAAAATAAAACTTAATATTGCACCAGCAGAGGTTCCAACCCAGTTAGAAATATCGTTAATATTTAAATGTGATTGGTCTTCTAGATATTTTAATGCACCGATAAATGATATTCCTTTTACTCCACCACCACTCAAACAAATTGTATCATATGGTTTAGTCGTATTCATTAAATTATATTAATATAGAATCTTTAAATAAATAAATTCTATATTATTATAATGGTAAAAGCAGAAGAATTGATAAAACAACAAAAAGACAGAGAAAATAGAAAAGTGTTAACATTTGATAAAATATTCACTCTGGTTGAAAAGAAAATATCTTTAGCAAGTGCAGGTGATTTTTATTATACTTGGTATCAAGTCCCTGAATTTTTAGTTGGTCTCCCTATGTATTCTCTTGATGAATGTCAAAAATACATTAGAGAAAGATTAAAAAAGAATGGGTTTGACACAGAATTTTATCAACCAAATATTTTATTTATTTCGTGGATGCCAAAAGACAAAAAGAAATAATTAATTTTTTTGTGTGGTTATATTATTAATAAGATTGAAGAATAAAACAATTGAAGTACCAATTAAAATTAAAACAATAATATCTCTATTGTCATCAACAATATCTTGGAACTTTTCAACTATATGTGATTTGAAATGAGGTCTAAAATGTTCTTTCATACGATTATAACATTTAGGACATTTTTTAATATGAATAATCATATCTCCACAGTTTTCTATTTCAATTTCGTGTTTTTGTTCATCATTGTCAATATTAGACTCAACTTTATAGTCAACAGAAGATGATAATTTAATATTTTGATTAGTTTGATTAGAATCTGGTTCAGCCTTAATATTAGTCATATATTCTCTTATTTGGTTACTTGCACAATTTTCTCTTCCCCATGCGTCTTCTATTGAACAATAGTTCATATTATTGTAAAATGTTAGATAATAATTTCTAAATTAAAATATTATGGAATCAAAACAATTATTTAATGTAAATAATTTGTTAATTTTATCTGGTATAGTTTTTTTAGCTTTTTGTTACAAATACAAAGAAAAATTTAATGATGAGAAAAAAATATCCCAAATTATTTTAGCATCTAGTGGTAATAAATTTAGATATAATTATAAATATGATATTATCAAAATAGATGAAATGACACATAAAATTTTTAACCAAACCAAAAATAATCAAGAATTATTAGAAAAAATTAAATTACGTTTAATTGATATATATGGTGAAATTCAATCTAATGAAGAAATGAAAAAGTTTTTAAAATTTAATAATTTGATTAATGATGAGGGTTTACCTATATTTATTAATGAATCTCCTGAAGTTTTATTGTTAAATGAAATAAAAATATTATTAATAACACTACCAAAAGAACAAATAGAAAATTTTTATAGTAATTAATTTTAAATAAAAAATTATCTAAATTAATTATATATTATGGATAATATTATGGATAATAAATTTGTTTCAACTAGTATTACTTTAATGATTGGTTTATATGCTAGTTTGTTAGGTCCTAATTTACCATCTTTTATTAAAAACTTATTTAATAATACCATATTTAGAATTTTGGTTTTATTCTTGGTTTTGGTGAGAGCAAATAAAGATCCTGCTATGGCTATTGTTATTGTAATTGCATTTGTTTTAACCATGGACTTTATTTATAGAAAAGATTCTGAAGAAGTAATGGAAACTATTGGAAATCCTAATGAGAATCAACAAAAACCAAATGACCAAAAATTACCCAAAAGACCCTTATAAATATATTTTATTTAAATAAATTATTATTTAAATAAAAAATTGCGTTAAGTTAAAGGAAAGAATCTTTATAATAATATAATGTCAGATTCAGAAACTTCATCTTCAGATATCCGTGTTAAATACCAAAATTCAAATGGTGAAAATCTTATTGAAGACAAATCTAATGATAAAAAGCCACAATCAACAGATACAGATTACTATTTTAATATGATTGCTAATCCCAGTAAAACTAAACCTGCTAAGCCCAAATCAGAGTCAGAATCATCTGAATTAAATGAACTTTTAAAAAATACTGATTCAGAAAAATCTTCTAGTAAATCAGAGTCATCTACATCAAGTAGTAGAAGAACGTCTGAATCATCATCAAGTTCTAAATCTTCAAGTAGTAGAAAATCATCAGATTCTAAACCTAAATATGAACAAATCAATGTTTCACCTAAAACTAAATTAAATGATTCACCTATTCCTGTTTTAAACCAACAACCATTATTTAAACCTCCTGTAAATCAAAGTTCATTTAGTAATGTACAACAACCTGTTTCAAATGAAATAAAACCTGTAGAACCACCAAGACCATTAACCCAACAAGAAATTAGAATGAAAAAAATTGAGATGTTAAGGAAATTAGCTGAAATCAAATCTAAGGGTTATCAATTATCTAAAGATTATGATTTTAATTCGTCATTAGAAGAAATGGAATATGAATATGAATTATTAAAAAGTTTTGCAGATAAAAGAAACGGTGTTAAGATATTTAAGGGAGGGTTATTACAGGCAGTTTCAGTTATTGAGTTTTTAAATGATAAATATGATCCATTTGATTTCCATTTGACAGGATGGGGTGAACATCTTCAAGTTGAAGTTGATAATTGGGAAGATGTTTTAGAAGAAATATATGAAAAATATAAGGGAAGTGGTAAAAAGATGGCACCAGAAATTAAATTATTATATCTAATAATAGCTTCTGCATCTGCATTCCATTTTACCAAATCTCAAGCTTCTAAATTACCAGGTTTAGACTCTGTATTAGCATCAAATCCAGGTCTTTTAAGTAAAGTCATGCAAGGAAACAAACCAGAAAGTTCACAATTTATGACCCCTCAAGAAATTAATATTGAAAAACAACGTGAAGAATTTAGAAAACGTGAAATGGAATCTAAGAAACAGATGCAACAACAACAAATGCAACAACAAATGCAACAACAAAGTTACATTCAACAATTACAAGAACAATTGAGAAAACAACAAGAAACAATAAGTAATCAACAACAAATGATTAGTCAACAAATACCAGAAGGATTTGCTAATTCCAGAATAGAACCAATGCCTGCTAATTCTAAACCTATCCCATTACCTCCTACAATTCCTGTAGAACAATTAAGACCAAATATAAGAGCCCCTGACCAAGTTAAAGATATCTTAAGTAGAATTCACAGTATGCCATCATCTACTATTAAACCATCTGCTACTGAGACACAGGATGAAACATCATCTAATAATGATAGATTAGTTTCTGAAACAACATTAAGTGAAAGTAATCCTAAGAAAAGAGTACAAAAGAAAGCCCCTAAGAAATCTAACATATCAATATTTTAATTAAAAAATAATAAAATCTATTTATTATTTGTTAATTATTTTTTAAAGACCAAAAATACCCCCTAAAAATCCTTTATCAGCTTGAGAAGTTTCAGATGATAAACCTAAATCTTTGAAGTTTAATGAAATTTCACTCAATTCAGAAATATAAGAATCTTTCTCAGATTTTAATGATGAAATGTTTGATTCGAGTTCAGATTTTTGTTTATTTAAATCGTCTTTTTGTTTAGATAATTCATCAATTTCTTTTCTTAAATTTTCAATTCTAGTTTTAGCTTCCATTTCAATTTGTTCTAAGGCAACTTTTTTATTGTTAAGGTCTGATTCAGAAGATTTAATTGATGCTTCTCTCTTATCTAATAATTCAGATTTTTCTTTGAGTTTTTCAATTAATTTCTTGATTGTTAATTTAACATTAGAAGGAGCTTCAACAGCTTTTGGTTTAGCAACAAAAATATCACTCACTGGTATTTCTGATGAGGTAGTGCTAGAAACCATCATAGCAGGCATGTCTGATGAAGTAGCACTGGGATTCATCATAGCGGGCATATCAGATGAAGTAGCACTGGGGACCATCATAGCGGGCATATCAGATGAAGTAGCACTGGGATTCATCATAGCGGGCATATCAGATGAAGTAGCACTGGGGACCATCATAGCGGGCATATCAGATGAAGTAGCACTAGGGACAGCCATGACAGGATTTTCAGAGGAAGTAACTTGACTTGTTCCATTATCACCACCTGCCATAATAACTTTATTCATAATCTTATTCATAATCTTCAAAACTTGATGAGAAGAGTTAGTTTTAATAACTTGGTCAATTTCATTGTCTCCAGAATAGTTATTTGATGAAATATTTTTAATTAATTTGTTATTTTGAGATTCAGAATTATTTATCATTTTATTGAATATTATCTTGAAATCATTTTTACCGATAATCATATGTATATATAATATAATAGATATTATCTATATGAAAAATTCTTTAAATATTTTTTATTTTAAATTAAAGATAAATTTGTTAATTTAATTAATTTACAAAAAATGTCTGAAATCATAACTAAAAAAAAGAGGGGTCGTAAACCAAAAAATTTTAATGTTATGGCACCTAAAATCGATAATGGAGCATTATCAGAGGAATCAATTAATACGGAGGATGAAAAAGTTATATTTCATTTACCTATAACAGTTAATGAAATTAATAATATTGACAACACCGATATGTCCCTATTCATAAAATCTGAACAAGAAGATAAAACATCTAAATTACAACTTCAAAAGATTAAATCATCAGATGATAGTGATTTAACTGAAACATTAAAATCTTCTGTTATATCAAGTCAAAGCAAGGTATGCTTAAATAATAATGTAAATAAAATAATTACTCATAGCTTAAATTTTGGTAAAAATACTAAGTGTTGGTGGTGTAGAAATTGTTTTAATTCTCCAGCTACACAATTACCAGAAGATTATTATAATGAAACTTTCTATTGTGTTGGTAACTTCTGTAGTTTTAATTGCATGAAAAGCTACAATTTAGATTTAAATGATACCTTAACATACAAGAGAGATTCACTTATTAATTTATTATATTATATGACATACTCAGATAGAAAAACAATTAATCCTGCTCCACATTGGATGACATTACAAGAATACGGTGGTAATTTAACAATTGAACAATTCAGAGAAACATCTGTTATGAATACTAAAGAATTTTTGGTTTTACATCCTCCTTTAATATCTAGACAAATGCAAATAGAGGAATCATATAAATTAAATAAATTAAAAGAAGTTCCTATTGATAAAGTAAATAAGATTTATTCTGAAATTGATTCTGAATACACTATTAAACGTTCTAAACCAATTCAATCATCACAATTGAATTTAGAAACCACTATGGGTTTAATTAAGAATAAAAAAAAGTCCAGTAAAATTTAATGATTTAACTTGAATGTTTGGCACAAAAGTCAACCTTAATGAAAATCTTTGGTGTATACTTTTGAGATTCAGTTTCCAATTCCTTAATTAGCTTTTGATGGTCTTGGTCGCTAGAATCATCGGAAAAGGATTCAAAATGATAGTATGGGGTAGTATCATATCTGAATGAGTATTTGTAATCTAGTTTACCAAGAACCTTAGTCAAAAGATCTTTAGTTGGATTAACTCCTCCAAGTGAAATAATTCCAATCTTAGAACTAATTTTGTGGGGGGCAACTTCAGTTCTCTTCTCATAAAGTTCGCGAATTTGTCCTGCGATTGAACCATCTAGTTCAGTTTCGCCAACCCAATCATCCAAACTTTCAAAATTGTCACAAAAGTATTTCCACATTGAAATATTCTCATCATTCTCATCATTATATTCACGTCTATGGACATCAATATGATGAACAAGCTGAGTCCATACATAATTGAATTCATACTTATGAATAATGCAAAGAGACTTGATAAAGTTTACCATCAACTTGTTATCATTAAAATACATCAACAGTTTTTCCTGGATTTTTTCCGGAGTTGCTTCATCTTTTGGAACTCCATCATCAAGATATGCGATTGATAGTTGAACGATGTGTGCGTCTTCATCAACTTCTTCAACTCTTGCAACCATATCTTTATTCAGTGGAACAATTTTATTCCAACTGGAAACCTTACGTCTCTTTGTTGCATCCTGAAAACTCATCATACCACGATAAGGATATTCAAGAAGTTTGGCATCAAAGAATGCGTCGGTCTTTTCGGTAAATTGGACGAGAACAAGCTCGCCTTCGGTAGGGTTATTATCAGAATAGTATTGAAAAGTATCCATTAAAATTTAATATTAGACATATTTAATGTTAAAATATTCAATTTTTTTTAGTATTTGCTAATGTAAAAAAATTATATCGAAAGACAATTTTTTTTAGTATTTGCTAATGTAAAAAAATTATATCGAAAGACAATTTTTTTTAGTATTTGCTAATGTAAAAAAATTATATCGAAAGACAATTTTTTTTAATATATGCTAATGTAAAAAAATTATATCAAAAGACAATTTTTTTAGTATTTATAAATTAAATTCCTTTTTAAGATTAAGATATTTGGTTTTGTATTTTAAATACAGGTGTTCATAATCGGTATGTAAATATTTTTGTCTATTCATAAATAAATCTTTTTGTTTATTTCTGATTAATCTCCTTAAATCTTTCATAAATACTTGTGTATTAATTGTTTTATAATTATCTACTCTTGGATCAATATAATAATTTGAAGAAAATGTATTCATTTTATTTAATAATTCGGTAACACTATCAACTTGAGTCATATTAATAAAAAATATTAATGAGGTATTTTGCATATGTGGTTTTTCTATACACCAACTATTAAATTGAGTAACAAAATGTTCATCTATGTTAAAATTTGTTTGTACATAATCTATTTCTATATCAGAATACGATTGAGCAAAACCATCTTTAATCATAGGATTAACATTTGAACCAAATGAAATAAAACAAACTTTTTTGAAAATTGTAAGAATATCTTTATAATAGTTTACATGATAATCTGGTCCTCTTCCTATTTCACAAAAGAAAACATTAAATCCTTGGTCCATTTTTTCTTTTATTATTTGGTCAAAATAAGGAGGACATTCACCAACATCAGTATAATTATATCTTCCTGAAATAGCCCATTCGGAATTGGTATTTGGACAAATCATAAATTCTGGTACAACTTTTTTCTCATTTGATGATTTAACTTTCGGTTCTTATATTAATCCAAAATATTTTAAAATATCATTAGAATTAGGTTGATTATTGTTTTTTAATAAATATTCTGATACTGTCATACTTTTACCAAATATACCTCCAACATGAATCATTTTTTCTAAAAAATCTTTAATATCACCTATTTCTTCTTTATATTCATTTATTTTAAATGTGCTATTTTTTAAAAGAACATTAATCATAGTTTCAGTTGCTTTATTTTTGTTAATTGCTTTAATCAAAGAAACAAACATATAGTTTTTATCCATTTATATATAAATATTTGAGATAAAATTTAAACTATAATTTCTTTAGGAGATTTTTTAGTTTTTCTTTTAGGTTTGGATTCGGTTTCAGTAACACTGACTAATTCTGATGTATCAATTACCAAAGCATTTGGTTGAGTTTCTATTTTTTCTGATTTTGTTTTGGTATTTTTAGAAGAAGAGGATGGTTCTAAATTGGTGTAAAAATATGCTCCCTGTAAGAATGAATCTGCTAAATCATCCTTCTTTTTATGAGAATTAAAATGTTTTTGCCATTCTGGTAAATGTGAGGTTAAATCTAAACAATATTTAATTCCTAAACTTTTAGTTAATTTGTATGCTTTTGTGTCATCTGTACTTTTTGCTTTAACCAATTGTTTGGTATCACCTTCATCTGCTAATTTTAATTTATTAGATGGAGACATAAATTTGACTGCTGTAATGTTTGATTTGGTAATCGATTTATCTATTATGCCTCTAATTAAATAATAATCATATAAGGTGGAAGCAATTGATTTCATTCTAGGATTTTTAAAAGATGGTTGATTTTCAATGACCACATAATCAGCACTTAATAAATTTACTCTTTTTTCTAATTCCATCATTAGACCATATTTAACGTCATCAAAGTTTAAAGTGGTTGAACTTTTTATTTTAAAATTTTTTAATTGTGATGATTTTGTTTCGGTTTTATATATTTGTTTGGCATGAGTTGAACAAAAATAGCATTCGGAATCATTTTGATTGCGTGAAAACCCTGCAGTTTTTCCACATTTTTTTGTTTCTGATTTTGAATTAATTTCATATCCACAAATATTTTTAGTTTTTTTATCACAACATTTAAAACAATCTTCAAATGATTCCACAGATGTATCCACTTTTTTACCATGTGTTTTACAATAATATTTCATTTCTCCATTAACCATATTACTTAATTTAGCTTTTGCTCCACAATGACATTTTTGTTCATCCC